CCCAGGAGCAGCAAGACCCACATAGGTTATATCCCCAACCACGGTTATCTTGACCGCTAGGGCGTCTGCTATCAATCTTTGTAAAGAAACACCGTCATACCCCAACCCCTCTGTTGCCAACACCTTAAAGGTCGTGTCCTGACTCGCATTAAGAATGTTCTGCTCTGATTGGGTAATCTGGTCGTTTTTATCTGTTGCCATACTTAAAATTATTGTAGTCGATATCCATTGTCTTGTTCAAGAACTCCGCATAGGCAGCTATCTTTTCTATCCGCATTGTTGTCCGCTCGCTCTTGTCTGCTCCACACAGTTTTTCAACTTTCTTTAGCGCTTCTTTGACCGCCTCGACTGAATTGTCTATCTTGCCGTGTTTAATCTGATTAGCCAAATAGCCATCGATTGCCTCTATCTCTTCCCCGAAGCCACCTATCTTTTCTTGCCAGCTATCACCTAACTTAAAGTGGTCAACAAGGTAGGGGTGGCCATTAATCTTCTCATAATCAAGAAAAGGTGGAACAACGGCTGTCTCGCCATCGGTCTTAGGATTAGCAGGCTTGGTTGTCTCCTGACTTGGTCTTGTCTCTGCCTCTGTTGATTGTTGCCTAAAGGTTGTATCAGTCATTTCTATAGCTACTGTCTTTTTCAACGACATAGTGGATTTCGGATATCTTCTTTTTGTCTCCTTTGCGGTGAGCCTTAATAAGTTCCTGTCTCATCGACCTTATTCTCCTCGACTCGTTGGTAATATCATGGGCGGCCTTTTTTATCCGCCTCCGACTGTCTTTATCGGCATAGCGATATTCTTTCTTTAACTGTGCTAAATCGTCTCGTCTTGTGCTTCTGTCTCGCATATTAGTTTGTTTAAATGGCGATACGGTGTTTCAACGGTTTATTTGTTCCCCATTAATTTCCGCTCAAGCTGTCGCCACAGCGTTTTAGGTTTATTTACCTATCTATCAGGAAGCCGCACACTTCGCTACTAAAGCCCAATCGCTGTTAAGTAGTTTAGAAGCGTATGTACCTGCCCATGAAATCTTAGTAATCCGACCAGCGGGGTTAGCGCTGTCAATGTTGTTCGCCAAAACGTAAAGTTTCGGTTTGTCGCCTTCTAAGTCGAAAGCTCCAAAAGCGTTTCGTCCGTGGATATATGAATAATACATTACCACTGAACAAGCTGCGCTCGCTGGGTCTCCAGTTGCCGATGCGACGTCCTTATTCAAAAGCCAGCGAACTTGATACAGTTCACCCATTTCTCCTTTGTAAAGGTCTTTAACATCAGAATATTCTTTAGCTGTTACCCATGTGGTATCTCCAAGCAAATCATATTTGTTTTGAGGAGTCGTTTTACCAAGCCAGAACCCATCCTTGTAAGGCTGTGCCTTATTGATTTCCAGTGTCTTCGTGAAGCCACGAATTGCGCTTGCGCTCAACTTATCGGTTGAAGCAATAGTGCTTGATGTCGCGCTATTTGGATAAGTTTGCGTCGCATTCGAAAATTCATTTCTCACTAAACGGTTAAGGGTTTCTCCCATGTTCTGTCCAACTAAAGCCACTTTCTCAGCCATATTCTTGTCGATAGAAACTAAAGACAAAAGTTTGGATGTATTAACGGTCAAGCCATACTCAGAAAGAGTAACGGCCACCGTGCAGGCAGTAATCGCACAAACAGTCGGGTTTGAAGACTCAGTCAGTGGGTCAGTAATAATCGTTAACGGTGTGTACTTCGTAAAGTTAATCGTTCGACCATTATTGTCCGCATGACTTCGCATTTGAGCGCCTTCTTTAAGAATTAGCTCATATTCAGACCGGTCTTGAAAGACCCTCTCGTAATAAGTCATCACCTCTTGTGTAAGGGTGGTTGTTATGTTGTTTTGTGCCATATTTATTTCACGCTCCTTTCCAGCAAATTTGCTGATGTGCTAAGTTCACGCTGAATGGCTTATTGAACCATCCCGAGCTTCTTCTCCATTTCTTTCATAGACAGCTCCTCGAATTTCTTCTCGCTTGACGCTACACCAGTTGGTCTAGTTGCGGTCTCCGATACTTGCTTAGCAATATTCTCGGTAACCTTGCCAACTCGCTTAGCTACCGCCCTGTTATAGGGCTTCATCAGCTTGGCGACAAACTTGCTTACTGACGCTTTATACGGATCGGCTTTAACATGCGCCTCAACCGCAACGGTAACTGAATCAGAAAGTTCCTTGTCGTACTCCTTGCTCTTAGGGTCAAGTTGAGGATAATCCTTAATCGAATCGTTCGCTTCATTGTTGATTCGGTTTATCGCGTTCTGTTGTTTCATCCTGATCTGAACAAGACTGTCTGCTGTTCGCATAACGTCCTGTTTATATTGATCCGGACTAACCTCAGAACCCGGTTTGACCTGTGGTTGATACTGCGCTCTTTCAGGTTCCCCTGATTGGCTTGTCAACTCTTCAACTCTTTCCGCTAACGACTTTGACTCGGTTTCTGCCTCTGTCGCTCTTACCTCCGCCTCTTTGGCTTTGGTATTAAGCTCTCGAACCCTTTGGTTAAGGCCCTTCTTAGAACTCTCTTCTGTTTCGGTCACTACCTCATTCGTCTCAACCTCCCCCGTCGGCTTGGTCTCCTCGACTGATTTAGTCACTTCCTCAGTGGTTTCTTCTTTTGTCACCGGCGTAGTGCCAAGAGTGTTTCCGTCACTCTGCTCGTTTAACGCCTTTGCTTGATTTTCATCATTGTTTTGATGAGTCATTTCCTACTCACCTCCTTTTACACACCTGTGGGTAATGTGAGAATACCCGGGACGAGATAAAACGCCCGTAGAGGGGTTTATGATTAAAACCCCTGTACAGATTTTCTATCTTTCAATATCGGCTTGCCTTCCTTGTCAATGCCAACCATCATCTTGTCTGGGCCAATATAGACAGCGTGCTGTAACTCACAGCTCTTACAAACAAGATACGGCCCTTGTTGCCGCCACTTGTGGTTTCCCTTTGGTATAAAGGTAAAACTTGGCTTATTAAAATCTAAACTCTCCTCTAATGGCTCATTTTCCTTCGCATATTTCTTTGGCATCGGTAACTTTGTTTCTAATTCTCTTGATTATCCCTTTAGCGAGATTAACAACCAGTGTGTTACGCCCTATCTCTTCAAATGTCGCTCCGTCAGCAATCGCTCGACCACTAACATTGTCTAGGTCTTCAACGAGACGGTCGATGTATTCACTCAACAGTTTCCATCCCATTGTCTCTGATAAGACCATCAACGCTCGTTCTTCCTTTGTCGCTCCCTTTTTCTTTGCCTTCTCGTCTTTAATGACATTCGGCATTGACGAAAAGTAACTGTCTGGTCTTACTGCCTGATTATCTCTGGGCATTTGGTGTCCCTCCTGTTTGGTTTGGTTGAGCTGGTATTTGGTTCATATTAGCCGGTTGTTGCATTTGCTCCATTGTCATCGCTAGTCGTTCGGCATCAGCCTGTAATATTTGGTCAGCCTGTTCTTCCTCTGTCTTTTCCTCTAACACCTTATCCCAATCCTTTATACCGGAGTTAGCAATTATCCTCTTAAACAATTCACCAATCTTAACTGTATATCCCTCTTGGTTTATTGCCTCTCCTAGCTGAGGAGTATTCATTAACATTTGTAGAAGCATCACCATATTTTCTTGCTGACTCTTTTGGTCAATCGCAAATGTTGAACCCGACACCATCTCATAATCATAAAGCACTGAGCCGGTCTTTTTCTTGTCAATCGTTATCTTGCCTGTCTCTTCATCGTAGTTCTCTTCCATCTCAGGGTTGGTGCGCTTCATCTTCTCAAAGTCATCACCGAATAAGCGGAAAACAATCGGTCCCATCTGTTTCTTAGAGATAAGATTAACCATCTTTGTCAACACGGTTGTTAAAAATCTTTCCATATAATAACGGTCGGCATTATCACGAGTGTTTTCTCTTGCCCCTTGCATCTTTAACGCTTCCGGTGTCTTGCCAAAGCCTGCCTCTGTCTGTGAGGTAACGGTCGTGTCTGACGTTCCAAACATATTAAGGAGAGCGGCATTAGCGACTTGGTAGGTATTGTTAAAGGTGGCAATTCCTTTAGGGCTGAGGTCAATCGCCCGAGCAACATTGTTGATTTGTCCTCTTGATAGCCACTTCTCAGCGGCCCCATACTTGAATGAGCTGGGAGCGGCGACATTGTCTTTGTTGATTATCACCGGTGGGAATATCGACATCTTAGTAGCATCAAGGTAAAGGTTCCAAATGGAATTAACAGTCATCTGCATTGACTTGCCTCTTTCGAAGTCACCCATACCCATGAAGTCGTCAAGCAATGGGATAGAATACTTACAAGCGACTGGTAATTCACCGTTGTCGTGGGGGTTCTTAATATCTCTGTATTCCATATCGGCATCAACACAGAAGTCAACCCACCGGTCTTTCTCATACTGAGTCAGCACTTCGAAATAGCCGGCTTTCTTGGCTGATACCGCTGATGGGTATTGGTTCTTCTCTCTTTCTGTCTTATCGGTGCTTTCTGAGCGGTTCTGCTTAGAGCCGGAGATGTCTTTTAACTTGGTGACTATCTTGCTAACATTCTTATACCCTTTTTGGCTAGAAAGATTTTCAAAGTAAGACAGAGGCTTCCACGTCCGGACAATGATATAGTCGCTGTCCTCTATTGACACCGCTCCCACTTGCGGGAAAACATCACGAATGTTGAGAAGCCACAGGTCGGGGCCAACATAACCGTTTTGTTTAACATCCCAGTCTATCAGAACGAAAAAGTTGCCGTAAAGGTTCGAGTATATATCTGTCATCCTCGCCTTAGTAAGGAAGTCGAATTGAGCGTTGGCGTGGGGGATTACATATTTCTCAAGCACCATGTTCATCATTGCACTTGTGGCCTTATCGTTGCTCGAAATGGCTCTTACTTTACCTACCGGCAGTTGGGACATCACTCGGTAACCGCGTTCTAGTGTCAAGGTAGTCAACTTGGGGTCGAACACTTGAGACTTGGTGGTGTCCATAATAGAAGAGATTGGCTGGTTGTGAAACAGTTTCTCGACATCGTCCCACAAGTCACGCTTGCTCCTCAAGTAGTTTTCAGCGGCTTCTTTGCGTCCTAGTATTTGATCACGAAGTTTATCCATAATTAGTCAATAAAAAAGACACCCCACAAGGGAGTGCCTTAAATCTGCATTACAGCAGTATCGGTCTTGAATATAATAATACTATATCGAACCTATTACTGTCAAACCCCTACATCTTATACCTAACTCTTTTGTTCTTGACGACGTTCAATGTCTCGATACAGGCTTTGCCGTCCTTGAGAATAACATTAAAGGTTATCTGGCCATACTGTGTCTGTTGAACCTCACTCTCAAGAATAATGTGCAGTGGAAGATTGTTTGACAACAACCGCCTTAACTCCGAGGTATTTTCTTTTGATATCAACATACTCCACTAGGCTATAATCTACTATATTACCACCGTTGATCCGTAATGTAAAAGTAAACAAGCCATTCTTCTTGATCTTAATATCTTTCTCGATATCAAGGTGGGCGGTGACGTTGTGCTTGCGAACAGATAGCTCGTATTTCATTAATAAAACCCTCCAACGGCAAACTTCTTGGTGTCATCAGGAAAGTCCTCATCATCATCAGACGGTCGTAAACTCTCCATACCATACCGAATGGCGTCCATCGAATGGCTAAACGTATGCTCCGGCACGTTGATTATCTTGCCATCTCTGTCTGTTTCCCAAAGGTAGTTGCGATATTCTTTCAAGACATTCAGGCTTCGTTTAGTCACCGATATCTGTTGGTCTTGGACATACTGTATTCCTTGTAAGACGCTTCCTTGACCGCCTCTTGACGCTTGAACGCTCAACCCATACCCTCCTATCTCATCAATGCTCTTCGGCTCTGCCTTGTCGGCAATCGTAAGCGCTTTGGGGACATTCAACAAGATGTCGGCAATATGCTTGTTACTCAAACTCTTCAAAAAGGTTACTTCATCGAGGATATAGCCACCGTTGTAATAGTAAATAGCCACAATAGCAGTCGGGTCGTTGGAATAGCCAAAGTCTAAGCCATACCGTTCTAGTCTTGCCTCGTGTGGTATGCTATCAACTATCTTCCAACCGGTGTGTATTCTCCCCTCCGCCTCACCCAATAGACCTAGTCCGTAAACCTTCCAGAAGTTCTTGTTGCCTTTCCTTGACTCAATCTCTTTGATTACTTGTTTATCGAGAAACTCGTTGTCTTTATAAG